ACCCAGGCGACGATCATAGGTAGAACTGTCGACTGGGTGAGACAGCACACTACTCTCCATCATTGAGGATACCCATGGTACATCGAGCGACAGGTCGCAACACTTCGTTTCGCTCTTACACCGGCGGGGGCGCTCGCTCGACCGTCGACACGATCGACGACACCAAGCTGATGCAGGAGATGGCCGGTAACCTGATGAAGGGCGAGTCCATGAAGGGAGTGGAGGCGCCGCAGAACTACGGCTTCACCTCGGTGTGCATGCCGGCCGACAAGGACGCCCTCGGCAAGATCATCGGGGGCGCCGAGATGGCCATGCACTTCATCGGCGGCAGCCGCAGCTTTCCTATCGGCGGCGCCATGGACGATCGCCGTCACCGGTTGATGGGCCTCGACCCCGGCGACAGCGCGATGTTCCGGACGAAGAACGACTTCTTGCAGATGTTGTTCTCCAAAGACGGTGGGTTCATGAGCGCCGCGCGCGACAAGCTGTTGCGCTTAGCGCTGATCGACAAGGACACTCAGCAGGAACAACAGCAGGGTGGTCAGCAAAGCGTGGAGGCGCGTGACGGCAGCAGTGGTGGGGGCAGTGGCAATGGTCAAGGCGGCCAGCAAGGCCAGCAAAAGCCGACCGGTCAGCAGTCAGTCAAGCAAGACAATCAAAGCTCTAAGCGCTTTATTCACATGACGAAGGACGAGACAGCGCACAGCGGCACCAACGTCCGCAGCTATCTCGACGACGGCGTAGGATATCACGAGGTAAACTCTGACAAGAACGTCTACACCGGCGCTCTCAAAGGTAAGGCTCAGTTCGCCAAGGTGGTGACGACTAAAGGCCCGACGAAGAACGTGTTCGGGAAGATCGGTTGATGGCTAGCGAGTGTCCTGACATCCGGCTGGTCCAGAACCTGGCGTTTCCGAAGTACTCGGTCACGCTAGACTGGCAGGTGATGGACGACGGCACGATCGACGATACGCAAGCGCTGGCCACGGCGGTGTGCGTGGCGCTCGGCACCAATGCCTTAGCGTCGACCGATGACGAGCTGCCGGACCCGGACTCGACTAATCGGGAGGGGTGGTGGGGCGACTACGACGCACAGGCGATATGGAACGCCTGGCCGATCGGGTCGAAGTTGTGGCTCATGCGACGCTCGGCTATCGAGAGTCCGAATGCCATGCGAGGAGCCACCGTCGCTCGCATCAACAACTATATTCTCTCTGCCATTCAGCCGTTCATCGACAATCGGATCGCCTCGACGTTCGACGTTGACGTGACGCGATCTACCTCCAACATCAATCGCATCGACGCACTGATCCACATCTATCGCGGCCCGGTGCTGGCGATCTCGCTGCGCTACGCGATCCTCTGGGACGAGTTACAAGGTTCATCGGGTAGTCCATAATGCCGTGGTCAACACCCACCTTACGCCAAGTCCGCTCTCTGGTGCGCGACTCGGTCAACGCCACGCTGCCTGGCGCTGACGCCAACGTGCCGAACAGCGTGCTGCGCGTCGTATCCGATAGTCAAGGCGCGCTGTGTCACCTGACCTTGCAGTACATCGACTGGCTGGCGCTTCAGCTTCTCCCGGACACTGCGGAGACCGAGTGGCTCGACCGACACGGGCAGATCTGGCTCGTGAACGCAGACGGCTCGAAGGGCCGCAAGCTGGCGACGCTGGCCAGCGGGACGATCAATGCCATCGTCAGCGCTGCGCCGGGCATTCTCCTGCCGCAGTACTCGCAGATGCAATATTCCTCGACCGGGGTCGTATACGAGACTCTAGCCGATGCCACGATAGCCGATACGCCTACGCCAGTGCCAGCTCGCGCCCTCACGCCGGGAAGCAATGGTAATCTTGATCCGGGAACGACTCTCGGTTTATCGTCAACGATCACGGGCATAAACCCAGTCGTCACCGTCGTCGAGATGGACGGCGGCACTGACGATGAGACCGACGATCAACTGCGCACGCGCGTTCTTCTTCGCATTCAGCAGCCGCCGATGGGCGGCGATCAGACCGACTACGAGCAGTGGACTTTAGCCGTTGCCGGAGTGACGCGCGCCTGGTGCTTCCCCCAAGAGATGGGCGTAGGCACGGTCACGGTCCGCTTCATGATGGACAACTTACGCGCTGACTTCGGCGGCTTCCCTTTGCCCCAGGATGTCGATGCGGTGGCTGCCTATCTGAACACGGTGCGCCCGGTCACGGTCAAAGACCTGTTCGTCGAAGCGCCTATCCCTTACCCGGTCAATGCCCACATCACCACTCTCGACAGCGACACGGCGGCGACGCGAGCCGCGATCACCGAGAGTCTGCTCGCTGAGTTTTTTCAGCGATCTAAACCTGGACAATACTGGTACCGCGCCTGGCTTGACGAAGGCATCATCAACGCCGCCGGCGTAAACTCTTACGATCTCACTGCTAGCGACGTGGCGATGCCGAGCAACGGCTACATGCCGACGCTCGGGGATATAACTTACGGTTAGACAGTGGTTAATGATCTGGTTATTCCACAAGCGCCGGTTGATCGGCACGTTCGCCGTTCTGGTGATGACTATGCCCGCGCGCTGATCGGCTTGCTGCCGCACGGGCAGGCGTGGCCGCGCTATCCCGGCAGCACTCTCGTGCTGACGATGGAGGGGGTCGCTGACTACTGGGGCTTCGTCGACGGCCGCGCCGCTGATTTATTGGAGATCGAGTCTGACCCTCGCTTGACGTTCGAGCTGCTGCCTGACTGGGAGCGCAATTGGGGTCTGCCAGACCCGTGCCTGCGCGACCCGCCGACTTCACTGAGCGCACGTCGCCAGGCGCTCGTAGCCAAGATGACGCTGCTCGGCGCTCAGTCGCGAGCGTTCTTCTACAACGTCGCGAATGAGTTTGGCCAGCCCATCGGGACGATCGAGGAGTTCGCGCCGTACATGTGCGGGGTGTCGCGTTGCGGCGACGAGAGCGGCATCTACAATCCCGACGAACCGACGCGAAATCGCTGGACGCTCGGGCCGCCAGAGATGCGCTACTACTGGACGGTCCACGTCAACGCTTTAGGCTTCACTCACTTTTACTGCAACTCTTCTCAGACTGGCATCGATCGACTGCTGGGCATCAACATCGCTACCGACGTCGAGTGTATTCTTGATCGCTTGAAGCCGGCGCAGACTCACATCGTCTATGACTATTCGCCGCGCGAGCAGCTGGACTTTACCCAGTTGTACAACTCCCAGTATTTAGCCCTAGGGATGCTCTGATGGCCGACAACAAGCAGATCAAAGACGGGCTAGGCAACCTGTTCGCCGTCCGCATGCGCGACGTGTCGCCGCTGGGTGACGGGTCGGTGCAGCAGTCGATGCAGTTGGCGTCATTGATACCGCAAGATTACGGCAACGGCGGAATGTACGCGCACGTTGCTAAGAGCGGGGTCATGCCGAACGCGGTGGCGATGACTTCGGCGCCGATCTACTCGTTCCATTGGCCTGGTGGCGGCACCGGGTCAGCTCCGTTTTATGCGTTCGTACGGCGCGTGCGTCTCAGCGTTGCGGCCTTGAATGTCTTCGCCGCCGGCATCGCTACGTTCGAGATCTTTGCGGCGCGTAACTTTACCAGTCCTGACTCCGGCGGCACGCCTATCACCTTCACGGCGCCCAACAATCAGATGCGCACGACTATGGCGGCGTCACGCACGACGATCATGGTTGCCAACACGGCGCCGCTGTCGCCTGGTGTGCGCACGCTCGACGCTGCCCCGCTCGACAGTCAGAGCTTCGTCGCACCCGCCACTTATCCCGCGATGTTCTCTCCGTCGCGAATAACGCTGTTCGAGCGATTGGAAGGAGAGCACGCGTTGATGCTGGCTAACAACGAAGGCTTCGTGATTCGTACGACGCTACCCGCTGGGGGCCCGTGGCAATTCACAGTCACCACCGAATGGGATGAGTATCCCGTAGCGAATTGAGGGGGCGGCCACTATGCTGTACAATCAGCCGTTAGATCAACCAACCAACCCGAACGCCTCGTATGTCGACGGCAACCCAGCTGCCGGCATCGAAGGATCGATCGTGCCAGCAGCCTCGCTCGAGTTCGATCAACGCGAGGTCGTCGAGGTCATCTTTCGCGCTTACACCCGCGGGTACTTTGACTTTTCTGGGACGCCGTGCGGAGCCCCGAGCAACGCTGATCTGCAGCAATTGCGCAAGGCGATCGAGGGCTTCATCACGAACGTTGAGTATTTCATAGACACCGATGTGACGTTTACCGTGCACGGGCCCGGCGCTCAATTCCCCGACCTGAATGCGGCTATGGAGCACCTGAGCAAGTACAAGATCCTGCGCAACGGGAGCGTGACATTGCAATGCGCTGGCTCTCTCGGTGGCACGGCGCAGCAGTTCATCTACACCGAGAGTCTCCTGCTGGAGCACCCGAACTCCGAGAAGATCACCGTCAAAGGCGCGCCGTTGATCGGTGCTCCGCCCAACGACACGAACTTCGCACCTGCCGGTGGCGGCTACTCCCAAGCTAACGCAAATGCCGATCTGGCGATGCTGCGAGGCGTGTTCGGGACGGAGCTGCACTTCACCGGCGGTACTTCCGTGTCTGTGTACGAGAACTTCACGATCATCGACCTATTGATCACTGGCGACGCCAGCGGCACGGCAGTCGGTCTCTTGTTCACCGGCGGGCTGCCGATCATGCGGGACTCGGCCGTGCACGGGTTCTCTAGCGTGGGGATCATGATCAACCAAGCTTATTTGGTCACTGCTGGTAATTGGGTTTCTTCGAGCGGAAATGTCGGTGATGGATTTGAGGTCCAAGGTGAGCTGTACTTCCCCAGCCCGACGATCTCCGCGTCAAATCAGGGGAACGGGTACTCCATCCAGACCGGGACTTCCCTCAAAGGCGGGGTTAAAACGACGGCTAAAGGCAATGCCGGCGTAGGGTTCTCGGTATTCAATGCTCAGGTAACGACTTATCTTCAGGCATATAACAATGGCTCGCACGGACTGTCCACATATGGCTCACCTATCTATCTCACAGGCGGTCATTGCAGCGGCAACGTGTCCGGTCTCGATATTGTTGCTAATTATGGAGCGAACATAGTGGCGGTCGGGGTGACACTTGCCGCCGCTACGTCTCCGCCCTTGAACACGATCGGCAACGGCAACGCGTTGATAACCCACTGATAGCCGCTTAAAGGGAAGGGCCACATGCAATTACTTTACTGCGCCAACGGCGTCGTGGTCGGGATACACGACGACTCGCAGAGCGTGTCGGCGTCGGCCTATCCGGCGGGCACGCGGATCATCCCCTACGGTGACCCGCTCGACACGCTGACTCGGGTCGGCACATTGCCGCCTCCGCCTCCGCCAGATAGTCCATTGCCGCCGCCTCCCGATATGCGGCTGTATGGGCAACCCACCGAGACGGTGGCGATCTTGCTCGCCTACGCAGCGCAAGTGCGATACAACAATAGCATCTTGCCCGTCTCGTTCACGACCGCGGCGAGCACGGTGATCTCCGTCAACGCCGAGCGCATCGACAGCGGCTTGCTCAACAATCTCGCCACCCACGCGCAGTCTCTGGCGCCGACCGATCCTCTCAACTTCACTCAAGACAACGTCACTTATGCGATAACCGCTCAAGACGCCATCGGCATGTTCAACGCGGTGCTCGCTCACGTCCAAGCTTGCCGCAACGTCGAAACCGACTGCATCACCGACCTCAACTCAGCGTCACCGACGATAGCGACCTATGACGACGTAGACGCGAAGTTCGCCGGGGTTTGAGCGATGGCTGGTCCTTCCTACTACACCGGCGTCATGAACATCTCTCAGAACGAAGACTGGGTGGTGCCGTTCTTATACTCGCAAACGTCTGACGGCGTGACGTTCACGCCGATCGACCTGACCGGGTCGCTGCTGAAGCTGGAGATCAGGGTTCTCGAGTCGGACAACGAGGCTGTCGTTGACGTGTACTCTCCAGACAACGGGATCACCATCACTGATGCCGTCGGTGGCAGCTTCACCATCGTCATCGATCGCGCCAAGTCAGCGCGGCTGGCCCCGGGAACTTACTTCACCGATCTCGTCAGGCTGATGACGAATGGCTATCAGGAGCGCCTTTGGGAAGGCACCGCGACTGTAGTTGAAGGTACCACGCGATGACTGATCATCTTACTTCAGCGACACTGGGCGTACCGAGGATCACGCTGGTGGTGAACTCTGCGACGAGCCCGACCCAGCAGCTCGTCGTTCCGAGCGTAGGGCCCGCTGGCCCGCCTGGCCCGATCGGCCCGATCGGGCCGCAAGGCGTTCCTGGCGCAGGCTACACCGGCCCTCCCGGGTCGATAGGCCCGCCTGGCCCGCCGGGTCCGACCGGCGCGGCCGGGCCGCAAGGCCCACCGGGGACACCGGGCGGGCTCGCCGACGCGCCTTCCGATGGCACGATGTACGGCCGCGAGAATCAGTCGTGGCAGCGAGCCGTGCCTATCGCTGGCGCTACCATGACCGGGCCATTGGTGCTGTGGGCTGACCCAAACACGGCGCTCGGAGCTGCCACCAAGCAGATGGCCGACGGCAAGGTAGCAAAGATCGGCGACACCATGACCGGCGCGCTGGTGCTGCCCGGCAATCCTACCCAGCCATTGCAGTCTGCGCCTAAGCAGTACGTCGACGCGCGCGTCGTGCGGACCGGCGACACGATGACCGGTCCGTTGATCCTGAACGCGGATCCGACGGTAGCGCTCGGTGCTGCGACCAAGCAGACTGTTGACGCCAAAGTATCTAAAGCCGGCGACACGATGACCGGGCCGCTGGTTCTGCCAGGTGATCCAGCGTCGCCGCTGCAGGCTGCGACCAAGGCATACGTCGATGCCCACACACCGGGGGCGATCACCGAGGCGCCGTCCGACTCGTACCTTTACGGCCGCGTCAATGCCACGTGGGCTCGCAGCCTGCCGCTCGCTGGCGGCAACATGACTGGCGCCATCGTGCTGCCCAGCGACCCGACTCAGCCGCTGCAAGCGGCGACCAAGCAGATGGTCGACATCAAAGTCGCTCGCACTGGCGACACGATGACTGGGCCCTTAGTGCTGCCCGGTGACCCGACGCAGCCGCTGCAGGCTTCGACCAAGGCGTATGTGGACGCCCACGCTCCCGGAGCCCTCCCCGAAGCACCGATCGACTCTTACCTCTACGGCCGCGCTAACGCAGCGTGGGCTCGAAGCGTTCCGCTCGCTGGCGGCACCATGATTGGGCCGTTGTCGCTCGCGGCTGACCCGACCACACCGTTCGGAGCCGCGACCAAGCAGATCGTCGATGCCAAGATAGCGCGGGCCGGTGACGCGATGACCGGAGAGCTCACCTTGGCTGCCGACCCGGTCGCAGCTCTAGACGCAGCCACCAAGCAGTACGTTGACGCGCGCGTAGCCCGAACCGGCGACACGATGACCGGCACGTTGACTCTGGCCGCCGACCCGGTCGCGGCGCTCGACGCATCGACCAAGCAATATGTCGACGCCCACGTTGGCGGCATCACCGAGGCGCCGTTAGACTCGTTCTTCTACGGCCGCGTCAATGCCACGTGGGCGAAGGGGTTGGCGCTCGTCGGCGGCACGCTGACCGGGCCGCTGGTGTTAGCTGCCGACCCGACCTCGCCGCTGCAGGCGGCCACCAAGCAATATAGTGACCTTCGGGTGCTGAAGGCCGGCGACACGATGACCGGGGATCTCATCCTGCAAGGCACCCCAGCCAGTGGTCTTGGCGCCGCGCCCAAGCAGTACGTCGACGCTCGCGTGCTCAAGTCTGGCGACACGATGACCGGGCCGCTGGTTCTCCCCGGCGACCCGACTACTGCGCTGCAGGCGGCAGATAAGAACTACGTTGACACGCACGTCGCACCCGCGTGTGGGATGTTGAGAGTGGCCACGGCAAGCCCGAGCGCCACTTTGGGGTTTTATCCTTTCAAAGGCAGTTTGATCAAGATCAATGGCAGCATCTATTCCATCCCGGCTGCTGGCATCATCAGTGGCGCTACTAGCGTTTATGTTGGTGGCGTGGCGGGTCAATCCCTAACCATCAATACGTTCTATTATGTCTATTTGTTCAACAACGCCGGGACGCTGACGTTCGATTTTTCGACCACGAGTCACGCGACCAGCACCACGGCGGGAAACGTCGGCGTTGAGATCAAGAGCGGCGACGATACCCGCTCCCTCATCGGCATCATCTATACTGGTCCCTCTCTCACTACTGCATTTTATGATGATATAGCAACTCGATATACCCGCACGTGGTTCAATCGCACACCCATAGCGCTTCAGGGTTCTGGAAGTAACTGGGGTCCGAGCAGTGCCGTTGCTTGGATCACAACAGGCATTTCATTTAATTTTATTGTATTTAAGGGTGAGACATTCTTAGGGATGTGCACTGGTCTTACCTCAGTCAGTGTAGTTAACGGTGCTTGCTTTTTGGCCTTCGCCTATGAAGGGGGCACTCTGTTTGGTCCTGTTGTAGGTGGTCATTGTCCAGTAGCAGGCGGGAATGTTGCCATAACTGTCGTTGCTAATTGGATTGCCTTTTCAGAAGGTGCGACGCATTCGGTTATGTTGATGGTTCAAGCCGGCGGCGGCGCCTCCGTTCAGGGGCAGTATTTTAACCTTACCGGTAACATCTCATGAGTAGTGATGATGTGGGTCTATTTGTTGATCACAGCGCTTCGCTTGATCATGCTCACCGGACCGGACGGTCAGGTGATCGAGCTTAATCCGGGCACCGTGGCGACGCTGCGCACGGTGCGCGACCCGGATCACGTCGCCCGCGGGACGCACTGCACCATATTCACCACGGACGGCAAGAATATCAACGTCATCGAGACGTGCGCGAAGGTTCATGAGTTGTTGGAGCAAGCAAAATGAGAATCGTGATCAGCTCAGGGCACGGCACGAAGATCCGCGGCGCCGCAGGTTCTCCGCGGCCGCCGCAGCACGACGAAGTGGATCAGTGCATCAAGATGATGAACGCCGTCGCGGAGAAGCTGAAGACCGCCGGCGTCGAAGTCGTGACCTACACCGACACGGTCTCGACGAGCCAAGGCGAGAATCTCGATCGCATCGTCGACTTCCACAACTCGCAGACCCGCGACTTAGACGTGTCGGTCCACCTCAACGCCTTTGATCACTCGGCCCACGGCGTAGAAGTTCTCTACGTGACCCAGTCGAGTCTCGCGTCGCAGGTCTCGGCTGCCATCGCTGAAGCCGGCGGCTTCACCAATCGCGGCGCCAAGAAGCGAACCGACCTGGCGTTCTTGAACGGGACCGAAGAGCCAGCGATTCTTCTCGAGTGCTGGTTCTGCGACCACACCGGCGACTGCCAAGCGGCCGACGCCAAGCACGACGCGATCGCGGAGGCGATCGCCGAGTCGATCAGCGGCTCCGATGTGCCAGACGAAGAGCAGCCGCCCGTCGAAGAGATCCCGCCGATCGAGACCGAGCCGCCGACAGAAGCCAACCGCGTCGACATCTTAGGGCGCACCGAAGGCGACGTGGCGGTGATCATCAACGGCACGCTGATTCGCGGCAACGCGCGATGTCGCAACACGGTACGCTTGCGCGTCAAGATGACCGGCGACGTGGTCGTGAGTCTCAATGGTGAGGAATTTCACAATCAGCCGACCGAGCCCGATGAGCCAGACGCGCCGACTGCGCCAGACGACGCGATCCCCGAGAACCAGAAGGACATCACCGCCACGGTGTTTGGCGGCGAAGCTGACAACGAGTACTCGGCCTACGGGCCCTACGACAGTCAGGGGCGCGGGCCGTATCTCAACGACACTGACTTGTACGTGGCGCTGCCGTTCCGGTTCGAGGGCGACAGGCCGCTGGTGCGAGTGTTCAACGCCGACGGAGAGCTGAGCGCCATAGGCGAGATCATGGACATCGGGCCGTGGTGCACGACGGACGACTACTGGAACACCGGCGAGCGACCTCTGGCGGAGACTTGCAATCACGACGGCACTCCGCTCCCACCTGACAGCGGCACCAACGCCGGCAAGGTGCCTTCCAACGACGCAGGCATCGACCTGTCACCGGCCATGGCAGACATGCTGGGCATCGACGGCAAGGGAAAGGTTCACTGGATGTTCGTCACCGACGAGGAAGTCGCGTGAGAGCCTTCGCGCGGGCCGTTTGGCTCATGGCGTGCATCTCTGCCCACGTCGTGCGATCTTGGTTTCCGATGCGGCCGATGACGCGCGTCTGGCACAGGAGCAGGGGCCTGGCGTGCTGGAGAGAGCTGCGCCAGCTCTTTCACCAAGAGGGGATCGACTTACCAATCCCCTAAACAAAATAAAAGAAACATTGGATTTATGAGGCAACTACCCAGTAAATTGAAAAGTTAAACCGAATCAAAGGAGAAAGAGAACCATGCAGTCGTTTTTTGCGTTGATCACGCCAATCAGCAGCGGCGGCGGTGGCGGTCCGGTCGATCCTGGCTTCGGCGTGCCAGGGTGGCCAGCCCACCCGATCGCACCGGGCGGTCCTCCGCCCGGCATCTGGCCCGGTCCTGGCTACCCGGCCCACCCGATCGCACCGGGTGGCCCGCCGCCGTGGGTGAGCCACCCGATCCCGCCGACCGTGTGGCCAAATCCTCCTGGTCAGGGTCCTGGTAACCCTCCCGGTTTCTGGGGTGGCACGCCGCCTCTCTATCCGGATATCGGAGGGCCGCCTCCGCAGCCAGGCATCTGGCCGTCGCCCGGCCACCCTGCGCACCCGATCGCTCCGGGCGGTCAGCCTCCCGGCATCTGGCCGAGCCCTGGGCATCCGGCCCACCCGATCGCTCCGGGCGGTCAGCCTCCCGGCATCTGGGGCGGTGGCAACGTGCCGATGCCTACGCCGCCGATCTACCTGCCCATCCCTCCCGGGACGGAACCGCCCGAGCCCGGCGATGGCAACTCTCCAGCCCACCCGATCGTGTTGCCGCCCGGGTCGAACGTGCCAGAGAACGCGGCGCTGGTGCACGTCTATGTCCCCGGCGTGGGAGGCGTCTGGTTCATCGTCGAGGCCAAGCCGCCGGCCCCGACCCACCCGATCGCTGGTCAGCCTCCGGGAACGCCGAAGCCTGCTTGAGTCAACATACCAATCCAAGAAGCGAGGTCGCACCCGTGCGGCCTCGCACCCTGAGGGAGACAGATAATGAGTATCATCGGCACGTTGATCTCGATCATCGTCACTCTGATCATCTTGGGAGTCATCTACTGGGCCATTCAGCAGCTGCTGCCGTTGATCCCGCTGCCCGAGCCGTTTAGAAAGATCATCTACGTCTTGATGATCTTGATCCTCGTGCTCGTCGTGATCTGGGTGATCTTGGCGTTGCTCGGCGCAGCCGGTGTCAGCGTGCCGATTTTTCACTCCCGCTACTAGACCAGAGTTCTATCCCGACTTGCCTCCTCCGCCCTCGATATGCGACGGCTGCTGATGTGCTCCTATTGCGACAAGCTGCGCCAGCGCGCCTGGGCTAAGGTTCACAGCGTGATCGTCAGGCCTAAGGCCGAAGTCCACAAGGCGTATCTCGAGCGCGTCGCGCGGCTCGAGCGCCTGCGAAAATTTTCCCAGTCTTCCTCCCGAGCCGGGAGGCCTAGCACCAGCACTTGACGCCCCCTCCTGGCTCGCAACTTCCATGCCCCCTCCGACGCACAGCCGCGGAGGGGGCATTTTTTTGTCCCATCCTGTCACCTTTTGTCACGAAGACGCCTTCGAGAAAGTTTCTCTGGACAATTTAACGCTGACAATTTTGAAATAATCGTTTGTTTTCAAATACTTAACTTTGCCATTTTTGGAGAAGAAGTCGCCTCCGCCAGGCATGAATCGACATTAAGCGACGCGTACTTAGGATTGTTGTTTATTATCAAATACTTAACTTCGGACCAATCTCGGATGGTTCTGGCTAAATTTCGGCCCGGCTAAGATGATGGATATTAAGCCCGCAGGGGGCTGACTGGTTCATCTATTTAGAGGGGGTAGGGTATATAAGGCCCCTCCTCCAAAATGAACCAGAGACGCAATGCAATTGAGTCTACGATATTTCTATACGTCATCTTCGGAAGCTGCGTCAGAGATGCGACTCTGATCGAATGGACGATACTTTGCAAAACGAAGGCCGGAGCCTGTTTCTTCTACCGTGATTTTAGCCGCTGCTTCCAATGATCGAACGTGCAACGCCAATGTATCATTGCGATAAACTTCCATTGGAAGTTGTGGATCGTAACCTGCATCGATCAGTTGACGACACAAGCGAGGCACTAAAGAGTCGCTGCGCTTTGTTGCCACGATCTTGATTCCTTCACAGACAATTCGCGGGCGTCGCGAGTAGATATATCCAGGATGTAGCTCTTCATTCAATTCGGCGCGCAACATGTGATCTTCCCCTGAGATTATGCGCGGCCCCGGAACGACTACCGGGGCCGCTTCTTTTGTCAAAACATCTCGTGAAGCTCGTCGGCCAGCCGCTGGAGGTTGCTGGCGTTCCTCTCCATCACGTCGAGGAGGCCCGGCATGCCGTCGGCCGAGGGCTCCTTCTTGATCTTGTCGAGCCCCGTCGCGTGGGTCCCGCGGATCTTGTCACGCAGCTCCTCGTACCTCTCCGACAGCTGAGTCAGCTGCTCGGACAGCTTAGCGGTCCTGGTGATGATCCCCGACTTGGTCGGAGGGGAGAACTTCTTCGGCGGGGTGATGATAGCGCTCTCCAGCTCGGCGAGGCGCTGACGCTCTGCCGGCGGCGCGAACTCTTGAACCATTCTCGGGACTTGCTCTTCACTCATGGTCTCTCTCCTCGATGATGGAACTGATCTTCTTCTGAACGATCTTCTTCATCTCGTCGACAGAGCCGTGATGCTCGGTTGGACGATTATCGTAGAGAAGAATTTTCTCGGCTGATCCACGGGACCGCTGCACGATGCGATACTTCTTCTTCTCCTTGTTTACTCGATCAAGAAGCTTCGTCAGCTTCTTTGATCGTGCTTTTTCTTTTTCTTCCTTGACCCTCTCTCGCTCTTTACGTTCTTTCTGCAACTTGTCGAACTCAGCGACGGCGTCAATCAGATCTTTCCTTGCGAGGATGCCGAGCACCTTTGGAACATCATTTTTGATCTTGACTGCGGCAAAGTACACAGGAGTCCAATCGTCGTAGTAATGAACGATGGCGATGTGAGCCCTGGTTCGGGTGCGTGTTTCGTTAGAGATATGAAATATTTTTATTTTATCCATCTTCTTCCTCTCAGATCAGCCACTCGCGGTAGTCATCGCCGGTGATGGCAGTGGCAAGATCTATCTTGTTGCGGAGCGCGGCGATGATCTTCTCCTCGACAGTGCCGCGGCAGATCAAGTCGACGTAGGCCACACTCTGCGTCTTGCCTACGGCTTGGGGCCGCTCCTCGCTCTGGGCTCTGTGCTCGAGGCTGTAGCTGTTGCTGTAGTAGACGTTGAGGTCGGCCACGGCCCAGTTGCGGCCGCGCCCGCCGGCGGCCGGTGTGGCGACCATGAAGCGGCACTCAGGGTCCTCCTTGAAGCGTCGCTCTTCTTCTTCTCGCTCGTCTAAGTTACCGCCCCAGAACCGCGCCACGGAGCTCAAGACAAATTTTTCGCGAATGGCTTGGCTCACTTTCTTCACGTCGGCGTCGTAGGTGACCCACACCACGGCTTTGCCCGTCTCCGGCATCTCCTCGAGAACCTGAAGAAGCTCGGCGGTTCGCCTCTCCTTGATGTCCACTATGACTCCCGTGTCGCTCTTGGTGTGGCCGCAGAGGACTTGATGGAGACGCATCATCTGGGTTATGACCATCGTCGCCGTCACGTGCTGCTCGCCGCCGAGGGCGGCGCAGGCGAACTCTTTGATGCTGGCGTAGATCTTCGCCTGATCCTCCGTCATCTCCACGTCGCGACGCAGATACATCTTGGGCGGCAGGTCGTAGCAGTCGGCGAGACGCTGGCGAAACGCGTGGGGCGCGATCTTGTCGCGAATGTCCTCCACGTCGCGATAGCCCACCACCACGTCTACTAAGCGACTCATGGGAGGCACGCGGATCTTCTTCATCACGGCGTAGCGGGCCCGGAACGAGTAGAAGCTGTGGTGACCGAGAATGCGGGGATCGAGGAAGGAGAACTGCTGGAATAGGTCGAGCGGGTTGTTGGGGCTCGGCAAGCCAGACAAGATCCTTCGCCGCTTGGCCAGGTGGGCGAGACCCTCCACCACGAACTTGCTCTGCTTGGCGTCGTGTCCTTTGATGCAGGTCGACTCGTCTACGACTAGCGTCGTCGGCCCTTGGCGCAAGAAGTCGAGGCAGAGCTGGCGGGGGTTCTTGTCGGGGTCTGGCTTCTTGGCGCCCTTCGACCCTTGAAGAGCTTCGACGTTCATCATCAAGATCCGGGGCCCGCGGTAAGCTAAGAACTTCTCTCGCTCTAGCGTCTCCTTCTTCGACTTGGCCTTGCCCGATACCCAGGTGTAGAACTTGGTTCGCTTTAAAAGGTTCTCTGCCAAGTGCTTCTTCGCGTCGTCTTCCCACACCCGATACACGCCGGCCGGGGCTATGACGAGAAGCGAGCTGCTGATCGCTCCGGCCTCGAGGTAGCCGAACTCGGCGAGGACCGTCGCCGTCTTGCCGGTCCGCATCTCCATGAGAAGAGCATACACCGGGTGCTGAAGGAGAAGATCCAGCGCCTTCTCCTGGTGGTCCCACAGCTTGAGCCGCGGGGTGTAGGAGACGAGAGCAGAGTCCATCACTTGCCGTCTTTCGTCTGCTTCGGCTCGAGCCAGAACGACACCGGGTACGGTCCCTTCGGCTTGCTCTTGCGGAGGACGAAGCTCTGCTTGTTGCTCTTGATCTTGGTCATGAGACTGGTCATGATGACGTTGACGGCAGGCCTCCCGTGCTCGATGGGTCGGTCGCGTCGCACTTTCTGACGCATCTCGGCGAGCTCCTTGGTCGACACCTTGGTGCCGTCCTTAGGCATGAGCTGGAACATCTCCCGCTCGCTCTTGGAGTAGGGAGTCGACTCCCGCTCGAGAAGAACGAAAGGCTCTTTGTCTTTGACTTGAGCAGTGACAGGCATCTTCTTCGTCCTCTTCTTGACAACTATTACGGTCATCGTATTCCCTCTGATGTTTTCTTATTTTTTATCATTTTCTTTGGTCTTGTGCCACTCCCAGAAAGTCTCCGTCTTGCCGTCGCTGTCGGTCATGGAGGTGGCGGGCCGCGTGATCTGGCCGGTCAGGATCGCCCGCTCGACTTCCCTGCAGTCGCGATAGAAGATGACGGGCGGGTGAACCGGCATGCTTATCGTCTCCCCGAGATCATCGGACCCGTACAGCACCGCCCCACCGGCGTAGAGATGGCGGCCGATGGAGAAGTAGTAGCTCTCCTCCGGGTCGCCGAAGAGACTGAACTCGGAGACGACGATGTTGATGCTCCAGCCGGTCACGCGATCATGCGCCACTGTGCCATGGTCGACTTGACCCGAGCTCAACCTCGCGCGAGGGAAGGCGTCGTTAACGTCTTTCCCCTCGACCGGAACGATGACTCTGTCGCGCGGGTCGATGACGAAGAACTGCATCACTTTCGCTCCAGCTTGGTGCCGCTCTTCATGTTGTAGTTGTACTTGGACCTGAGAACCTCGCTCATGGCCTCGACCAAGGTCACCTTGCCCTGGTCGCGATACAGCTTGACCGCGATCATCAGCCGGTTAGGAGAGCCGTAGATCTTGACGATCACGTCGGCGAGGCGGCGCATGTTGACGTGAGGATACTCGTTGAGGAACACGGCGTACCCCTTGAGCATGTCTCCCTGAAACGCCGAGTGATCTCCCGGCCATGTCTCGTCGAGGATCTTGAGAGTCTTCTCGAGCATGGCCATCCCCTGGCGCTCGTGAACATAGATCAGGGAGTTGACTGCGCTGATGCAGTAGTCTCCCTTGTGCGAGCCGATCTTGTATCCCATCTTGAGGACCAAGGCGAGGATCGACACGTGAGGTTCTTTTTTCGCGGTCACCGACACGCCGAATTTGGCCACCGGCTTGATCGCCTTGCGACCCGAGTTGATGCCGAGAAAGATCTCGGCGGCTCGAGCCGGGTCGTCAGCGTCGAC